CCTTCAAACGCTAGGCTTAACGCGTCTTTAATCGGTTGAATAGCAGTATTGAAGTCGATAAAATTTTGCTTGATTGTCGGCCAGTTGTCGTATATATAAGTACCAAACTCGATTACTTTCGTAACTGCTGCCGCAAGAAAATCGCTTCCTTTTTCCTTAATCCAATCAAGTCCGCCATTTTGCGCCCACTCATTGATCTCAGTTAACGGTTTCTTTAACTTTTCGAGTGCAGCCGTCCCCATATTTGCGAGTGCGGTGGTAACATTCGATTTTAAGGTACTCCATTGAGCGCTTGCGCTGGTATTAACTTTATTAACGAATTGCTGCGTGAATCCTAGCTTATTCAAAACCTTATCTAATGCCGCAATCTTTTCCGTCGCAGTATCCGCGCCTTGAAACGCTTCTTTTAATGTTGAACGCGGAATATTAAAGCGCTCTTGTAACGAAACTAAATCGCCAGATAATGCTTCACGAATAGCAAAACTTGCACCTTGCATCCCTTCGAGTGGGTTAGAGCTTGCTAAACGTTCAGTAATTCCAAGTAATTCGTTAATTTCTTTAAGGTCCTTTGTTACAGGCAAAAACGCCTTACCTGCTCCCATAAAATCCGCGTCCGAGAATACGGATGTCAATGCTTTTTTCTGAAGCATACCGAAAAGCTCATTCGCCTTCTCTGTATCATTAACTAGCGCGCCAAGTGTTAATTTATCGGTTTCCATTTGCATAGCGCCTTGAAACGCCGTTTGTAGACCTTTCGCAGCTAATGCCGTAACACCAAACGCAGCTCCTACGGCAGCAATTTTACCGGCTAACCCAATTGCGCCTGATGTCATTCGTGACACCGAATTATTTGCGCGATTCATACCACTAGTAAATCCGGCATCATTTAATCGAAGCGCTGCCGTTAAGTTAAACGTCATATTATCGACCTCCTTCCTTACTTATTACGTTTGGCCTCCTCTTCGGAAGCGAGTATCATACTTGCGTACATAAATGCTCTATGACGGGGGTCTTTCGCAAACACTTCATCTGGCGGAATATGATGCTGTTGAAATATTTGATGTAAAATATTCGCCTCACCTCCGCCTTTGATTAGTTTTTTGCTTCTTCCACCTGATCGTCCATATCGTTGAAACCGCTAATCTCCATTACCGCTTGAGAAATCTTCGCAATTTCACCTGCTAATAGCGCTTTTTGTACGACATCTCCTGCGTCGCTAGCTTCGTATTTTTTAAGTAACTGAGAATCGCCGAAGTTTAACGAAGTACACGCCGTAGCGATAAGTAGTGCTCCGAATTTTTGCTCGTCAAGTTGCGCTTCGCGTTTCGCTCCTTTACCTACGTAATGAGTCGATTGCTCTTGTAGTCTCGATAACGTTTTTCCATCGATTGCTTTAAATACAAAATCTGCGCCTAAACGCTTAAGATTTACCGTTGTTTCAATCGTTAACTCCGCGCTCAATAGCGCTTGTAATGCGTCCATTTATATAAACCTCCCGGTAATTTTCAAATTTAAAAGGCGCTCGAAAGCGCCGTACTATGCTTCTTTAATTGCGTCTAATAAATCGTATCCGCTAAATGTGAAAGGAAGCTCCTCTTCAACTAGCGAACCTACTTCGAACATGCCTAACGGAATCTGGTCGAATTGAACGCTCTTTAATCGAACACGTTCTGCTCCGAATGCTTCTGGATCATCTAATTTAAGAATTAATTCTGTTACGTAAGGCTTACCACGATCACTCGCTACTGCCCCTATTAATTTAATAAAATCAGAAGTAACTTTATATCCGCTGATTGTTCCGCTACCTTTTAACGAAGTAACTTTGTGACCAATCCAACGAGTACCGCTTCGAGTTATTTCTTCCTTATTGATTTCGACGGTTGCTTCCGCTTTCGTAACGTTTGTAAGCCATTTACCGTCTTGCCATACTTCTCCGTATTGACCATTAATTACGCGACTTGAGTCTAATGCCATATTTTTTTCACCGCCCTTAAACGTTAATTGTTAAGAAGATTCGTTCCGCCGAATCAATTTCCGTAAATGAAATCGCAAGATAAACCGTGTCGCCCGTAGAAGCGTATTGCGGGTCTAATCCTACGCTAATATTCGTTAATACGTTTGAACGTTCTAGCGTTTCTAAATACGCCTTAACCGCACTAATTAACGCTGCTTGACCGTCCTTGTTGTTGTTGATTTTTCCTATATACGAATCGCTTGCCGTTTTTGTAGTATCGTTAAGTACCGCTTGACGAGCGCGTTGAGCACGGATTTTCTTAACCGAAGTCGTTAAGCCTTGCTCGACTTTAACCTTTTCACCGTCGTTCGTAAGTACTAGCGAACCTTTCGATAACGACGTCTTAATTTGCGTATTCGTAAATCTCGTAACAACATCGTCAACAGGTGCGACTACATACGTAACAGCACGGTTAATTGCCGTTCCTGCGATTAAGCCTGCAATGTATGGCGCATATTTTGCTGAAGTATACGAAGTGCCTCCGATTACAACTCCGCTGATCAAGTTAACTGCGTAATCGTCTAATAATCGGATTGAGCGCGTATCTCCTACTGACGGGTCGTTATCGTCCGCTGCTACTACGCAACCGAATACCGCCATAAAATGCTTGCCGTCAGTTTTGTTGCTTTTCACCCAAGCTAACGTATTGTCTTGTTCCGTAGATGAAACCTCAGAATCAAATACGAATACATTAAACGGACGCGTATCGAAAGCCGTACGCATATCGATATAATCTTGCGCCACTGGCGAAGAAGGCATCGTATAAACTAGGACCTCTTTTGCTCCGCCTTGTAATGCGAATTTAATCGGTTGAATATTCGCCGATCCGAATAAAGCTGATGCGTCTGTTTCGTTTGCTACCGTGTAGAATTTTTTTGCCGTAGCCGTTCCGCCTGTATAAGTCTTTAACGGCATTCCTACCGTACCTCTTGCTCCGCCTGAAATTTGAGCGATTGCGCTTGATACGAAGTTTGCGTATAGACCTGGACGAATCGGTAATGACGAAGGTGACCATTGACCGCCTGCCATTTACTTCACTCCTTAATTGACCGTCGGACTGACGGATGTGATTTGTTGTTCTATTGGTAAATCGCGTGCTTCACGCGTTTCCGTCTGTATCACGCCAATAATTCCGTTCACATTGCTTGCAGTCTTAAATGGCGTTCCAAAATTAAAAGCCTTCACGCGTATATAGCGCAAAGACTCCTTAATCGGAATTACTCTTCGGTTATTTTTTAATGAATCGCCAAACTCGTCGACTTTCGTTAAAACGTCTACCGAAGAATTTCCGAAATATATAAGCTGAAACTCTCGCGCATTTAATTGCGTTAGTGAAGTTTCCGATCTGCTTTCGTTATCTTGCGTACGAACTACGAACGTATTAGGAGTAGGCGTCGATGGGACGTCTTGACGTTCGATAGTAGCCGTAGGGAATAACGCTTTTAAGTATTCGTAGATAGAATTAAGTTCGTTTACTACGGACATCTACCGTCACCATCCTTCCCTTCGTAATTCCTTTTGTATTTCTTCTTCAACCCAACGCATCCACTTCGCTTTATTTACTTCCGCAGATTTGTCGAGATATTTCTTTTCTCCGCTAGAGACATTCGCGCCGCCTGCGTTTAATTCGTGAATGTAGTACGCATAGTTAAATCGCCCACCGTTACTTTCTTCGATAGCAGTTGAGGAGATTTCCGCTTTCATGTCGAGCCCGCTCCCCTTAACGCCTTCAGCTTTGATTCCGCGACGCAACGTTCCCCCGCCTGGAGAAATCGGAGCGATATCTGTTGCCTCTGACTTCCAGTCGTCTAAGGCGTCATGTAGTCCACGTTTAGCCCCTCGTCCTGCTGCTTCGGGCGACATCCGCATTAATCGTTCTAGTCCTGCGATATTAATCTCGAAATCTCTCGCCATTATACGCTCACCACCGTTAGAACAGGCTTTCCGCTAATACTCCGCTTAATTTCGATTGTTAATGGAGTGTATGTTCGCGTTATTCCTAATTCGTTGGTATATTCGAGCGAATCCGTTAATTGAATATCGGCTAGCTTATCGAAATAGATATCCGCAGTAGATACGACCTCGCTTGCGGTTTCCCCTTGAACGCCGTTAGTGCCGGACATTGATCGGACTAGTTTCGTGCCTTCATCGACGCGACATTTTAGTTCAACGCGGTCTACAGTTGTACCGCCTTCCCATTCGCTGCCTTCCGTTCGTATTCGGACTACTGTTTGCTTCATCGGTAATACCG